GAGACACATGGCTTTAATACAAGGATGCAAAAAAGGAAAGAAAAATCCCGAAGGTGAGTTGGAAGCACTGGTCACTGGTGGCGCTTGCCTACAACAATTACCTGAAAGCGGACATGTTCTTGCTCCATGGGTGGCATGTAAGTTTGAGGGTGCTGGTTCTGTAATTACTGTCTCTAACCATTCTTCTCCCAACACTAATCCAAAGCACGTGGCTGCAATCAAAAGTTTCGAATATGGCTTTACTGATGGGATGTCTGTAAAGTTCGTTATTCAAGATCAACAAGGCGGCAGTTTTGTTACATTCATTGATCATATGTTGAAAGAATGGTCTTGTCTAGAGAAAGGCAACCCAATGACTGTGAGAATGAAATTCCAGTTTGGTTGGGTAAAGTCAGGTTGTCAAAATCCGGTTCCTGAAGCCAGATCCCAATGTCATTATGCTCTTATTGATTCTGTAGAAACAAGTTTTTCGGAAGGGAAGTTCACAACTGAGCTTACAGGTCACGACACAGGATGGAGAATGTTAGAGGGTGGCGAGGAAGAAATTTTTGGTGGCGAAGGCGAAGAAGCGATGTGCCTTAAAGATGCCATTGTGAAGATGTTGACGCAAGGCAAATACGCTCCAAATGTAAAACAAGTGGATTTTTTGAAAACCGAAGGCGGCATGATAAAGCCTGCCAAATTTGAATATGGATGCCCTAACAAAACAACAGGCAAAGAGAATAAGAAAAAGGGACCACCGGGTAAATGGGTGGCTAATGGGCAAAACAAAATTCAAGTTGCTATGAGTTGGTTGTCAGGATGGAGATCATGGCCTAAGTTAAGAAGTTGGACTCCTCAATATGATTCGACAGTTCCGGGTGGCCGAATCATTTTTTGGGAAGACAGAAGACCGAAATGTGTTTGCGAAGGAGACAAATACTGGGATCAAAATTGCATTGGAAAGTTTATCGTTAATGGAGGAAAGAAAAGTCCTGTTATTGAATTCAATCCACAGATTCGTTGGGACTTTGGACGGTTGGTAAGTGTTGGTGGCGCTGTGTCTGATCAGGCTGCCGGTCCCATGCCTTCAGAAAGTGGCGGATCGACTTTTGGAGGCTCTAAAACTCCGGGCAGGAAGGATTGTAGTTCTCTTACACGAGCGAAGCAACTCGGTGCCGGACACACTTTGCAAACTACAGGAACAGAAAACCACGTAAACCAGTTTGGCAAACTGAGCACACAAAAAGCACAAGAAGCTAATGAAGAATCATTCAAAGCACTTAAGGTTCTTCATGATGAAATTCGGGCTGATTTGGTAATTGTAGGAGCGCCAACTCTTTTGCCTCCATTTGAATCCAGACAACGAAATGTACACATTAAGTTCGTTAATCCATTTCATTTAATGGGAGGAGAAGGATGTACAGATTGGCTGGCCAGCCCACGTCTCAATGAAGTTTTAACTAATAAGGGTTGGCTTGTGGATTCTGTTACGCATAAGATAGAAGCAGGAAACTATACTACAACATTGAGTCTCTATTTGACGGCCCCCGGAAAAGATGGAGATGTTGGACAACCGCTCGGACTTTGGTGTGGTGCTAAATGGATTCCAAAGTTCTGTAGTAAATAAGGAGATCAATGGTAGATCATACGATGAATCCCGATGTGGATTCCAATTCAGTTATAGACAATCTTCAACAGCGATTGCGTTTTTTGGAAGATATTGTAACCAAGATAGGTTATGACACCAAAGCCTCCAAGAAAAGAAGGTTCAAGTCTAAATCAGTCACAACCGTTTTGCGAGGTCTCACAAAGGCTCTTTGTGTAGAAACCATTGATCCTTGGAAGCAAAATAGAGTTCGTTTCTATCATCCTCTCCTTCATGATCCTTTGACACCTCTTCTTAAGTTGCCGTTTGCGTCACCTGTTTCTAACATGGGCGGGTTTGATGATTGCGGCATGAATTGGGTTCCACCCGCAGGCTCCACGTTAGTTGTCTTTTTCGAAGGTGGAGCTAGAGATGCTGGATATTACATTGGAACAACGTGGTCAAGGGATAGAGGCCCCGGAGGATCTGAGTTGCCAGTTCCATCCAGAGAGTGGGAGGGAATTTACAAAGGTCACCGTAAGGGTTATTTCCATGGTCCGGGTCCGGGAGACCCCAACGATGAGCACCAAAGCCTTCCACCGTGGAACACAGAAAACTACAACAGCCTTGACATCGATAGACTTGAAGAATTCACAAAAGATGAGAACGAACAACTTAAAGTAACGTTTCCTCACATTTACGGTTTCAAAACTCCCGAAAAGCACATGTTGAAAATGGTAGACGGGAATGCCAAATGTAATCGCAGGTGGAAACGTCTAGAGCTTATGTCGGGTTGTGGTAATTGGATGATCTTCAAGGATGACCATTTGCATTATGGTGGTCAATGGGCACATCCAGAATGTCCACCCGATCCGGGCGGTGGTCAAGAAGGAATGGCGTGCTCACACAAGCATCGTTCTGGTAAGGACGGTCTGTTCTTTACAGATATCATCGGTAAGCCTGTTGAAGGAGCAGATGGTGTAGTGAAATGTGGTGGGAATTGTCTTTCTGATTGTGATCCACAGCAATGTTCTAGAATCCTTCAAGATTCTGTAACAGGAGATCTTGTGGTTCCAATTGATCCAGAAACAGGACGACCACCTCCAGATTTAGAGTTGCTTCCAAGTAGCGCCAGTTATAGTTTTGGACATAGTTCTACACCGGGAGATCCTCCAGATCCACCAACCAAATACAAGGATCACCAGACGGGATCAAACAGATCGTTCAAGCATCAGAACGAATGCCGCCCATACAAAGGTCCGGGAACACCTCAAAACAACAAATGCCAACTTCCACAATCAGGTATTCAATTTTTGTCATTGAGTGGTCACACGTTCTGTATGGATGATTCGGTTGAAGAGCCTCGTGGAAAGCCCGAGTGGGAACGATCTACCCAAAACTTCGATTTTGGTTGCAACGACAAGTATCAGGGCGTTTTGTGGATGAAGTCAGCCACGGGACACGCTTTCACCATGAGCGATGTTGAAGAGCCAGCTAGAGTTCGTGGTTGGAAGAACTTCATGGAGATGAGGAGCGGCAATGGAAGTTTCATCCAATTAAACGATGAGACCATAAGAACACAGACTGATAAATCACCTTGCGAAGGAGAATGTCAAGAGTGTCCTCCAGATCATGCTGGTCCAAGGCGTGGGGTTCACATTTTCAGCACCAGTAACCACAAAATTCGGATGATTGACCATCTTAATCTACAATGTGGTCCGTGTCGTCAAGAAGGTGGCGTTCCAGAAGCAAAGGCCACAAAAGCTTACATGCAATTCCAATCTGGTTATGGTTTGGAAATGCGATTCAACGATGATTTTTCGCAAGAAGAAACACAACAGCAGTGGATACAAATCCTTCATCCTCAATGTGTTGATCCAGATACAGATCAAGAATGCAATTCATGCGAGGAATGCGAATGTCGTGGCCCACATATCATGAGATTCCAAGGTCGACCGAAGGGTGTTCCGGGAATGATCTTCTTGCGTGCTGGAGGCCATTACATCAAAAACGTTTACGACAGCGATGTGACTATCGTTGGAGATCTAGAATGTAATCCTTCAGACAAATTCACTTATGTATCACGAAAATTCATGACTGTAAGTGAAGATGTACACTTCCGATATTCTGGGGAATTGCACATCTTCTTTGCCGAAAAGCAGATTTTGCTCATGGCTGGAAGAGATTGCCCACCACCAGAAGGGCAGAAGTGTAAAGTTCCTTGTCTATATAACGTAATTGTGGCTCGATGCCCTGTTTTGTGTCCAATCACAAAAATGGTTCACTGGACAGAGAAGGCAATGAGCGAGCGTGTATTTGCATCTGCTTACCATCCTTGTCAAGTTCCTTGTGGTGGAGGAAATTGTAGCGAATACTTTGATTCCATGGCGAATGCTCAAGGTAAAGGATGTAGAGAAATACCATCGCAAACCCGTGGTGGACCAGATGAACCAGAAGAAGATATACAGCTACCAACAAGCTAAGTGGAGAATGAATGGCAGTTGATAAGTTTTTAGGATTGCAATACCCGTTGGTAAAAGGGCCAAGAGGAATCATGGCCCAGAAAACCGGTGTAGATCAAATCAAAGCTGATTTGCTCCAACTGTTATTAACAGAGCCGGGTGAAAGGGTGATGATGCCAACTTATGGAACTCCACTCAAGAAACTCTTTTTTGAGCCAAACGACATTATTTTAGAAGTAGAGGCTCGGAGAATAATATCGGAATCGATATTACAATGGGAGCCCAGAATAGCCATAACAAACATAGCAGTTACTTCTGCATTTGACTCCGATGATCTTAGTCAAGATGATACCGGCGAAGAATTGGAAGCAATTCTGGGAATTAAGATAGACTTTGTAGATCCTGAAGATATATCAACTGTAGAAGAACTCGTACTAGAAGTGCCGGTTGGAGGGTAATTGTGCCAGCGTTTGAAAATTGTCCGTTTGATGTAACCCCATATGATGAATCAAATTTGGTTAAGACTCCAAATTTGGCAAATCTAAACTACACCAATCAAGATTTCTGGTCTATGAAGTCCAGACTCATAGATTACATCAAAGAGAAGTTCGCAGATAGCTTCAACGATTTTGTGGAGTCTGATCTTGCCGTAATGCTTATAGAAAATTGGGCATTCATTGCAGATACTTTGTCTTTCAAAATGGATCAAATTGCGAACGAAGTGTTTATCGACACTGTGAGCGAAACAGATAATGCTTTTAGACTGGCGATGCTGGTTGGCTTTACTCCTCTGCCTCCTATTGGTGCTCGTTCTTTGTGGTCGGCAACAATTACTACATCCTTAGATACAGATTTGATAATACCAGCCCCTCAAGTCATCGACATTACCACAGAACAAGGGCCACGCACTGTAGAGTTGTTTGCATCGGACCCGAGTAACGCCCCTTTGTTTGACGAGCCTATTGTCATTAGTGCAGGGAGTTTCCTGAACACTAGTGTTGTGGGTTTAGAAGGCCGAACAACAGAGCAAGTCGTTGCTGGCACAGGAGAGACCAATCAATTCGTGGAACTATCGGATGGCCCAGTAATAGGTGATTCTATTCGTGTGAAAGTAGATGGCATGGAGTGGGAACAAGTGGAGTATTTCACTGATTCACAACCAAGACGAGAGTTCAGAGTAGAATATGATCCAGAGTACAATGCTTTCCTGTTGTTCGGCAACAACCGAGCGGGCCTAATTCCATCTGTTGGCTCTGATATTGAAGTTACATATAGAATCGGCGGAGGAACTGCCGGAAACATCGTAACGGGCTCAATTGAACTGCAAAGAAATTTCACAGTTCCGGGGTTTGGATATCGTCTTCCAGTAGCATTCCGAAATTACACCAGAGGTGAATTTGGTTATGCCGGGGATACTATCGAGAACATAAAGGAAAAGCTACCACCGTGGTTGAGAACCCAAAATAGAGTTGTTGCAGGAAATGACTACGAAGCATTCACAGATCAGTTTGCTACAGATTACAACGGGCAGATCGGTAAATCAAATGCTATTTTGAGACAACACGGTTGTGCCGCCAACATTATCGATTTGTATATATTATCGTTAGATGGCGAAGACGGTTTACAAGAATCCAACAACGAACTAAAAGTAGAGTTGCAAGAATCGTTAGACGGCTACAAGATGATGACTGACACAGTGTGCATCAAAAACGGAGTGGTTATTGATGTTGATATTACGGTCGACGTGACGATGGACAAGTTCTACAGAAAGTTTGAAGATGAGTTTAGAGTCAAGGTGGACAGAAGGGCCACAGGATTCTTTGCTTTGAACAATTGGGATTATGGAAAGACACTTAAATCTGTAGATCTCATCAAAGAACTTTCCGATATTAAAGAAATAACGAGCATCGATATAGATTACCAAACAGATAATGCGTCTAACTCTGGAGAGGTTGTCACAACCAGTTTTTACCAGATCGTTCGACCATCATCGATAGAAATCAACTTCGTGTATGAATAATGACATCTAAACTAATCAGCGAAAATCCGAGAACTACAGATACCATCTTGTTTCACATTGAAACACCAGATGCGTCTGACTGTTTTTCTGCAAACCCATATAGGTTGGATAATGTAACAATTTACTTTATCGAAAGGGATTTTCTTGGAAGCAATTGGGGCGAATACGAAAAGCTCACAGAAGACGAAACTGTTTTGTCGCAGTTAACAGCAGCCAAAGAAGCCGTTTGTGACAATCCCACAGAAGCCAATATTCTAGCGGTCACCGAAGCACAAAACGAGTTGGAGTCATCTAGGCTTTCGTCTACCTTTTATTACAAAGATAGTTCCCCTGTGAAAATCGTTGGCTCAGCAGGATTACCAGCTTGGTTCGATGATACCAACGATGATCAAGTGGTTAACGTTCCAGAAGATGATGATGGCGCAACGCAGTATGGCAGGTTTACGTATGAGTGGCACCCAGAGGGAGGCGTTCGAGAGGGTGACTACTTCATTTGTTGGACATGGACTGTGAATGCTGGAGATACCGATAAATTATCGGCTCATAATCATTTCAATCTTGCTGGAGACCCACGTGCGGTCATTACAATTCCAACACACATAACCGTTGAAGACAAATACACAACGTTGTTGGAAAGATACCTGCCTGAGATGTACAAAGGTGCGATATCAAACACAGATATCACGCCACAAACAACAGATAAATTCAACGAAGCCGTGGCCGATGGATTTACATTTCTGGAAGACATGGCCAATCAAATCATAGATCTATTTGACGCCAATGCACTGCACGAATCTATGTTGGTCTATTTGTCCAATTTGTTTAATCTTAAGTTGAAGTCGAGTGATCCCACGTTGTGGAGAAGGCAAATCAAAGAATCTGTTGCATTGTTTAAGAAGAAGGGAACAATTGGTGGTTTAGAAGATGCCTTTTCTCAATCTGGAATGCGGTTGGATAAATTCACTCAATTTTGGCAGATAACTTCTCCTTACACTTGGCAGGAATCCTTTAAGGTTGGCAGTAGCGCTGTGTTTGATCTTGAAAAGGAAACCATTGTCACTCCAATCAACGATACAAATTTTGGATTATGGACAAGAAGTGCCGGTGACAGCACCTATACAGAACTAAACAAGGACTATGTGACGTTTGAGCTTGGAGAGGACTTCATCCTCAGAATGACATGGATCGGAGATGAACTTTCTGTTCCTGTAGAACTTGAA